CCTGCATCATGCCACCCGCCAAAACTTCAACTTCTTCTTCGGTAAGGCCGTTATCTTCACCATACATAATCACCATTTGCTTCATCGCGCCAGAGATATCTTTCGTTTCCAGAGGCATTCCTGCCTGCTCTGCAACCGTGAAGACTTCATTCAGCGCGAGCATCCCCAAGACGGAAAGATTCTCTTCGAGGATTAAGCCGTCGGTGGCTTCATCTGCGGCCTGAGCTAACGTATAAGAAATTGTCGCTATCATTTTCGGCAAAGGTGTTTCTGACTGCCCCAGGTTCTGAGCGATTTCCTCGGCAACCTTGTCTTTACCATAAAGCCGATCACCCATATACGCGATAGCTCTTTGCAACGCTGGGTCTTTAAAATCATCTCCCTCACTATTATCAGGAGCGGGTTGCTCATCAGCGACCATCTGCTCAGGCATCTGCTCAGGCATTTGCTGAGCTTGATTAACAGCTTGCGCTTCTTCGTTCTCTAGTAATCCAGCCATTGTGCTAACCTCCTAACCCGTTAGTTTCATTCTTTGGGTACTCATAACGACCAGTTTGGGGATTGAATACTGGCATATTAATTACCGTGCCTACGTTCTCTCCGTAAAGATCCCTTTCCTCTTGAGCGCGCTGTTCTTGCTGATCCAGCATTTCCTGTTGCTGCGCGCCTTGAGCGTACCCAGCAATCATGTTGCCACCCGTCGAGATCAATGCAGGAGCCGTATAAGGCGAGGACATCATTGTGCCTAGAAGACCTTTTTTACCTGCTTCCTGTAGACCTTGCTGACCCAGTTGAGCAGCCGTGCTGTTCACGACATTAGTCGCGCCCATTGCCTGGCTCGCTCCGGTTGTAAAATTTCCTGCCATTCCAGGGGTTGATGCAAGCGCATTGGGTGCAGCAGCATTAGCCAGCAAACCATTAGCCCCGCCGGATACAACACCAGTAGCTGCGCCAGTGGCCGCATTGACTGTTTGGCCCTTAACGCCAGCCATGAGATTGGTTCCAGCTGTACTAAAGTTTCCGCTCATCACAGAGGAACCCGCTGCACTGAGGCTGCTCCAAGCATTGCCCATGCCTTGCGCTGCGCCAGATAACGCCCCAGAGATCCCACCTCCTCCGGCAGCACCTCCAATACTGCCCATTAGGGCTGCTCCTCCAAAATAAACAAGAGCCGCCGTAGCAATGACTTTCAAAACTTTGGATTGCTTAACTTTTTTCCAAACCTTCTTAACACCTTTGGCAACGCCTTTTACGACCTTACCGATTGATCTTCCAATTTTTTTGACAACTTTACTCATGTCAAGCCCCTTACATATGAACAGTTAATTGATGAACGCATAAAACCAATGCGACTAAGATATTTAACGAGACGAGGATCTGTCTCTGGCTCAAGCTCCATAACCGCAATTTTTATTGTCGGTCGCGACTTGACCCATTCCGCAAGCTTTCGGATTAATTGAAGCCCCTCGCCTGGAACCCTTGTGTAGTACAAAAGAACACTGCAACTTTGTCGCTCATACCAAAACGACTTCTCGCACATAGCTGTGACGCAACCCACCACCTCACCATCTACCTCAGAAACCCAGACAAAGTGTGACGGACCCGAGATTGCCTCTCGCGCTGTTTCTTTCATCGACTCTTTGTCTATATTTACCGGAAGGGGGTTTTGACTGACCGATTCAACTGCTAACTCAACTATTGCTTTTAGATCTGAGGGCTTCGCTTCTCGTATCATTTAATCTCTACTTTGAGTGTTTATGGGTAATGCTGAAAATCATCGCTCTTGTCTATCACCGAATTGCCTATCGTATAAGTCATAATCCTCGAAGCCATTTAGAAGACCAGTGTTAGCTGGGCTGTCATCGGTTGCGTCGTCATCGGTTGCGTCGTCATCAGTTGCGTCGTCATCGGTTGTGCTGTCATCGGTTGTGCTGTCATCTTCACTTGTAGCCTTGCCAGAAATAACAGTCAGCAATTTAGGCATTCCAGCAGCAGTATTCATGACATTCGTAAGAGCAGCCTCCTTTTGTGCTGGAGTCATATTCGGGTCCGAATAAACAGTTGCAACAGCAGCCATAGTCCCCTGCATGATTGACGCAGCAACACTCGCGTCAGTATTATTTTTACTTAACGCGCGATTAAGCGCGTTTTGCCCTGACTGAAATAATTGCTGATTTTCTTGCTGAGCCGCGCTGAAGAGCTGCGCATCGTCTTGAAGATCAGCCCTGGACGTCCTGTCAAGGATATTCTCACCAGAAGCAAAAGATTGCTGGTCGTCTTGCAGTGTAGTTTGCTGCGTTCTGTTAAGGGCGTTTTCGCCAGAAGCAAAAGCTTGCTGGTCATCTTGCAAGGCTGTCTGCTGCGTTCTATTAAGCGCGTTCTCACCGGAAGAAAAAGATTGCTGATCATCTTGCAGAGACGTTTGTTGCGCTCGATTAAGGGCGTTTTCACCAGAAGTAAATGTATTCTGACTACCTTGTAGCTCGGTTTGAAAAGTTTGCTGATCATCTTGAAGAGCCGTTTGCTGCGCTCTATTAAGGGCGTTCTCACCGGATGTAAAGGTATTCTGACTATTTTGCAAACCAGTTTGAAAAGCCTGTTGATCGTCCTGAAGAGATGTCTGCTGCGCTCTATTAAGCGCATTCTCACCAGAAGTAAACGTATTCTGACTATTTTGCAGGTCAGCCCTGGATGATCTATCAAGCGCACTTTCGCCAGAAGAAAAGATATTCTGACTATTTTGCAAGTCTGTTTGAAAGGTTTGCTGATCGTCTTGCAAGGCCGTTTGCTGTGCGCGAGTGAGAGCGTTTTCACCTGAGCTGAACTCCTGCTGATCATCCTGCAAAGCTATCTGCTGCGCTCTAGTTAGATCATTCTGAGTGCCAGTAAATAAATTCTGACTATCTTGAAGAGCTATTTGTTGCGCTCTAGTTAATGTGCTCTCTCCCGAACTAAATTCCTGCTGATCGTCTTGAAGAGCTGTCTGCTGCGCTCTAGTAAGAGCGTTTTGCGTCGAAGAGAAGTCCTGCTGATCCCTTTGTAACTCTGTCCTCTGAGCGCGATCAAGTGCATTTTCACTTGAAACCGCCGCAAGGCTCTCTGCTTGTAAATTCTTTTTAAGGGTTCTGTCCGCAGAGTTTTCAGCAGCAGTAAATATCTGCTGATTCTCTTGAAGGAAAGCAGTGTTCTCTCGATCCAGAAAGCTGTTGAGGGCTGAGTTGCGAGCAGAGGTATTTGCCACATTTGCCTGCTGGTTTAATCCGGCTTGAGTGGTCTTGAATGTATTGCGCTGACCAGTATTGAAGATATTTACTTCGGTCCCCATTTGAGCATTGGCAAGCTCTGACTGATTGCGCGCCCTCATATTTGATTCAGCGGTATTAAAGTACGTCGCCGCATCGTTTATCGCAAACGGCTGAGCCTTATCAATCATTGCCGCCTGAGCTGCTTCGACGGATAGGGTAGAATTAAGCAAGCCTCGACTCGCGCCTCTCTGTAGACCTTGCGCTTCCGCTCTTTTCATCACCGCAGAATCAGAGGAAAGCATCTTATCCAGCTGCCCTTGCGATGTTTCTTCAGCTTTAACCTGTCGAGTGATAGCGTTAGATCTTACAAGTTCAGCCTGCTCAGCAGGACCAAGCTGCGCTGCTGACACTTGAGCAACATCAGCAATAGCATCTCTCTTGCGTTTATCGAACTCTGCTCCAGTCATTCTGGCTGGCGATGCCGGAGCTAACGCTGGCAATGGCCTAGCTAACGCTGGCAATGGCCTAGCTAACGCTGGCGATGCCTTAGCTGCCGCTGGCGATGGCCTAGCTGGCTGCCTCCAATTAATTGGCTGCGAGCCTGGCGCTGGTCTTTGCATTGATTGCGCTGCCGCTCTTCTTTGTTGCTCTTCTGGAGATAAGCTAGACATCTATCTACTCCTTAAACTGAATCTTGATTGTCAATTAGCAAAAACGCATGACTTAGACTTGTTTCGTAAGATTTCTTGCAATGATCTGTATGAAAAGGCCGTGCCACAAAGTCCAGAGCAAATTGCATTAATCGCCAAGGTTTGATGCGATCACCCTTATCTCTCAATCGATAGCATCGACTAGAAACAGTTTCTGCCGGATTCAATCCAAAGAAAAAAATCACGTTGACAAGCTCAGATGTCACATGAAGTATTCTTAAAACGTATCGCCTTATAGGTTCAACTGCTCTCATAAGCGTTTCTTTATTAATCATTTTTCCTCCGGCGTGATCTTCTTGTCAGCAACACTTATGTAAAAAATTACTTGGTATTCCATATTACTCTACCGTTATAGCCGCAAGAAAAATGGCCGAACCTGCACACAGCGCCAAAGCGCCCAAGGCAATGAGTAAATTCTTCATCTCACGTTGTCGCTGCAACTTCTCGCGCTGTATTTTCAAAAGCTCACGCTCAGCCGCAGCCCTGCGGTCACGCTCTTGCGCTCTTATACGAAGCATCTTGTGGTACTGTGGAGTGCGCCCCGCAGCCATGAAACTCTTCTTTAAAGAACTCTCCATCGCCTCCAAGTCAGCTTCGGCTTGAACGACTCTGAGCGCATAGGCGTTAACGGACTCATCTTCGGAATAGCCTGTGCGCTTGGTCGAGTCTTTAATCTCCTCGACCTGCTCCTTTGCATCATAGAAGTTTCCAAGCTGATCCATCAGAGAACCAGCTTGTTTTCCAGCGTTCATCCCAGCCTGAATAATCTCAAACGCCTTTTTTGCTGCGCCTAACGCCAGTGTGATTTCGATCATGATTTACTACTCTTAATGTTTACCGTGACTCTACATATTCATCAAACGTCATAACGGAGTCTTGATCCAATATAGTCTCATCGTTATAAGTAGACGGTAAGTCTCTAAGATAATCGCGATACTCCATCATGTTATCTATCGGCTCTCTATCGGCAGCGACTAGAGAATCAGTTTCATACAACTGTATTTCTCTCTTAGAGCGCAGGTTTGACCACGCATCATCAAGCAATTGCGCGGCATGGCGAGTTTCTTTTTCTTCATTACTCATCGCCACTATTGAGTTGGTTTCTGCGTCATAGACTTTAATTAAGTCAACAACATCTGCCGGAACCGTAAGCCAGCCCTGTCCGTCAGAAACTGCACGCAGATCAACAATTTCATTATCAACAATTTTTGCAAACATTTATCGGTCTCCATAAAGTGCCGCGCAGCTTGTGTACATTTCGTGAGGTGTGGCTGAGGTACTTGTTGCGCTGGGCGATCTAGCTGAACCTATTGCTGCCAACATTCTCTGGTCACACTTAATGTCCCCAGTAAAAGCTGCACTCAAATTAAGATACATATGGGTGTCTTTAAACCTATAGGTTGTGTAATACCTATGGTTTGAAGTCATCATTACTATAACTGTTGTATTGGCAGGAACAGTAATACTCGCATCGTGATTTACATATTCTTGATTGCTAGTAGATGCTTGAACTGTTGTCCAAGCGCCGCCAGTAACATTTGCGTAGTTAGTGCCACTGCTTGTGGTCGGCGTGTAGTAAACAATTCCTGTGCCGCCGTAAGTAGAGCCGCCGCTTCGAGTTGTTTTTAGCGTTATAGTGGCAGCAGAAGAGCCGCTGTTGCGAATAGGAATAGCACTCCAGGTTACACCCGCATAGTTTTGGCCTGTTCCTGAATTGTCGTGATAGTAAAAATTCTTGAAGTTATGGCCTAACCGCTCGTTGTTAGCAAAAATAGTTTGTCGAGAATACTGCTGACCACTATCTCCTGAATAGAACATGGTACTCATATTGTTATTACCAGATCCTGATTCGTTAGGTCTTCCATCCCCCAAAAGCATATTCCAAGCTTGCTGAATAGAATTAGCGTCAGAAAGCCTATTGAAGTAACTGCTGTTAGGCCCAGTAGAATCCCACTCGCCGGTTGAATAAAGATTCTGTCTTTGAGAAGAACTAATAACCATGCCAACCGAGAGAACACTGTCATTAGCGACAGGGCTAGCGGAGGGGACTGTTACCCATGATGAGCCGCCAGAACCATTAGCCGTGAGATACTGACCGCTTGTGCCGTCTGCCGCAGGAAGTCCAGTCGGGCCAAAAGATAAAACCCCAGAAGTAGAACCAACCATCGGCTGATTATTTACTGTTGCGTCTGTTGTAGGCAGCGTTAAAGCATCACCACCGTTCTTTTGTATTTCGTCTACAATTAACTTAGACATATTTTAGCTCCTTGGTAATCTATTAGTGGTGATGATTTATTAAAACCATCCGTCATTACATTAAAATTTAAACAGGCTTTGTCGGCCAATCGGAGTTTTCGAGTACAGGGAAATTTTCATGCGCAGTAATATCACGAAGACCCTGGCGGTATACCACCCACTCTTCAGGCATAGAGTTATCGCTCATGCCCATCCAGTCACTTTCTGCAAGCTTAGTGTTGCGAGCGAGCCGAACATTATCTGAATTAATTTGCAGCTCACACGCCGCTGCATTTTCTGCCTGAGTTTCTGAAGAAATGTAATCAACAGAAAGCTCATCAAAACGTGAGATATAACCTTCGGCTTGCTTTTGCGCTTCATCTGACGAGGTAAATACTTTTTGTGTAGATAAATCATACGCAGGGAATTGCAGCATCTTCGCTGGAGATTCCTCATCATCAGTGAGGACGGCAGTAAAGTTTTCATTAACCGTTATGTGCATCATGCTTTCCTCAACAAGCCCATAAAGTTCCAATAACTTGCAGAAGAGCAGCCGATAACATCCCCAGCATAAAAATTCACAGGGATTGCCCGATTTCCATAAGTAGTGTTATTAAACATTGGCATAGTAATCCCATTGACCGTAAGGTAGACATTGCTGCTGCCGTTGTGCATTACTATGTAACCCTCAAAATAACTATTTTCAGGGACAGTGTAGATCGTTGTGTTGGCGTTTCCATTATCAACGGCTATCGCGACTGACCCAATTACATCTCCTCTAACAAGAGGAATCGTTGCCACGCCCCCTGAGATTGCTGTATCCAATGTCGGTTGATTTATAAGCATAATAATTTCCTTCTAAATAATTTATGTGGCTTCTACACCGCTAGCCAAAATCCTGTGGTTTAATTTTCTGGATTTATTTTTAATTGCTTGGTGCTTGCCGCCAACAAAAACATTGCTAGTGCCGCCAATTGAAATAATGCCTGTCGTAAGGGTTTGTGTGTATTGATTAGGGGCGCTATCGTGATCAATGCCGTTTGTATTGATTATCAAGGAAGTATTATAGGAGCCATTGTTAACCCAAATGATTCCTGGCGCTAAGGAAATAACTGCATTATTACCCGTTGTTGTCGGGTTAGTAGGAAATATAGAAGCGTCATTTGAGTATTCGCCTGTCTCATAATTCACAACCCCGATAGTTTGGTCGCCGTGCATAACAACAAAAGTTTTTCCATGAATATTTGTATTTATCACTCCCCCCAAAAATTCACTTTGGTTTAAACTCCCGAAGTTCTTCGTCGAGAATGCTCCTGTCTCTAAATCAACACGATAGGTAGTTTGGGGGCTGCCGTCCGGCCTGTAATAAAAATAGCCATCATAAACATCTACCCACCCTTTATTTGAATTACCGTATGGCGCTCCGCCAGTGGTTGTAAGGTCACTGGCTGCCGTCATCGTTACATGATTAAATCGTCGTAACTTTGATTCTGAGTTACTTGATTTCCCATAACAATAGGTATCGTCCACACCCATTGCGTAACAGGTTGTCCCCCAATTGTGGCTAACTAACTGAGCCCCATCCTCTCCAAGAATTATTAATTCACCGCCTGTGGTATAAGCGTATTTTTTAATTTCATTCGACGTAAAACAGCAGCCAGAATATCCAGTAGTAGGCCCATCGGTTAAGATTGAGTTATCTATGGTATTCTGAAGAAGTGTAGTTGCTCCCGTTGACTCTGGAGAAGTTGCGTTCATAGATAAAGTAGCGATTCTTGGTTTAGACTCAGTGCGCCCTAAATAGATAACCTGAACCAAGCCGTAATCGCTTAGTAAGGCCTCAGCCTCAACCTCAAGAGTGACCGAAGAGTTTTCGCCTACAATTTGAGAGCCGCTTAACAGCATCGGAGTGCTGGCAACATTATTGCCGCCCAAATTGACAGACGGCCCTTGCTTAACTCCATCTACTTGTAAGGTAGTTGGGTATTTATAAAACCCTGCGTCTTCTGAAGTTAATCCAGTCATCTCAAGCTGAACGTCCTTTAACACAGCTCTTGTGTCATCGCCCGTGTTAGTTACAGGAATAGACAAGGCAGAGTTGGAATCTTCCTGTGTAACATTCGCGTTTTTAAAAACTTTTAATTTGTCAGCCATAATCTTTTCCTAAAATTGATACTTGAACTGAGTCGCATAAGACTGAGTTGCGCCTGTTGAGCCAGAGGAGCCGTCAGCAGAAGCAACACCAACACCCTGGAGAATTTTTCCAGAACCGACAGTTATTGTTGCGGCATCCGCAATATAACCGACCTTATAAAATACTTGTGATGACGTAAGAGTTTGTGTGGATATGTAGTAATCAGCGATACCGCCTATAGCTGTTGCTTCTACAATCTCTAAAACATTTGAGCCTTGAAATATCTGCCACGTTCCCGTAACCGTTAAATCGCTAGGGGCTATTTCGTAGACATTTTGAACAACATAATCTGCTCCAGACGAACCTGCCTCAACAATATCTGTCCTTCCTGATGCTATTGACTGCCAGGCTAGCGCACTACCATTTGTTCCTAGTAATTTTCCTTCCTGACCAGACTGGCTAGGTATCTCATCTGGGACAGCCTCCCAAGACATCGCAGAGCCAGTGGACTTCAGAAATTTATTTGCTTGACCGTTGAAATTAGGCGCGTCCGTAAGCTGCGCCCAATCCACACTTGTTGCTATGTCAGCGGAGTTTTGCCAAGCAGAGCCGTTGTATACGCGCAACCTACCTACTGAAGTGCTGTAATAAAGAGCGCCCGTTACAAGAGCCTGGCCCTGATTGTCTAGGCTAGGGTCTGCTGATTTCTGACCTAGATACGCTTCACTAAATTCAGTAAAAGATGCCGCTGATGATGTGGCAGAACCTGCTGCTGCCGTTTCAGAGTTTGCCGCTGCCAAGGCGCTTGCTGCTGATGCCGCAGTGGCCGTTGCTACCGCCGCATTAACTGCCGCTGCTGCGGTTGCTGCACTGGACGCAGATGCGGTTGCTGAAGCCGCAGCCTGATTAGCCAGCGTTGTCGTTGCTGCAATAGCGTCGTTTTTAATTGTGGTTGTTGTTGCGACCGCTTCATCCCTAACAGCCGTCGTAGCTGCCAAGCTCGCCGCAAGGTAAGGCTGGATATGCGCAAGAGCCGCAGCCTCAGCTGCTGTAATGATCGTTGTCTCAGCATAAAGTTTTGTTACGGCATGAGCGTCTGCCGTAGGTGCGCCAACATTTACGGCAGCTGAAAACCCTGTCTGACCTGATCCAAGAGGAGTTGGCAATAGATCAAATCCAGCAATAACATTGCTGTAACGCAGATTAATGTCTGAAGACCTAGCAAGCTCACCTGGAAATAGATTGTTCTCATTCGGGACGTAGTTATTGCTCATCGTTTAAGCCTCCGTGGGGAATAGTGGAGGGTCACTCCGTGAACGGTATGAACCGCATTTTCTGAGCCGTCTGTTGCGACATAAACACCCATATTCACGCCAGTAACAGAAACCCTTACTTTTGCATCATTTGAGTAGGTGGTATCCCACCTGAAATTATCCCAAAACTGAATGTCATACAGAGAACCTGGCGCTGGATAGAGATCCAGTGACACGCCCCTCGACGATTCACCCAAGCCGTACTCAGTCGTCGCGCGAACTGACACCTGAATGGGGACTTCCCCTTCGACTCTTATATCCGGCTGAACCAGCCTGAATCGTTTATTGACTGTTGATCCGGCGTAAGCAGTAAAGTTGGTGAGGAGAAAGGCATAAATATTTGCTGTGCCAAAACGATAGCCAACATCCATTTTGAATACTTTACCGTCGTCAGAGCCAAACACGCTCAGCTCCTCTGTCTGCTCGTCTATGGCAGAGGAAACGCATCGAACCTCGTCAGGGAATTCAGTTTTGGTAACACCGATTAGCTGCGGTCCAGCAAACGTAAAATACAGCCCATGCCTTCCATTAAATAACCGATACTGGTTAGACGTTCTATTTACTACACTTAATGGATTGGTTCTAAAGCTCTGAATTAACGTTGCTACTTTTTGCGACAAAGAGGCGTAAGCAAAGTTACCAAATTGTTGAGCAGCCGATAGGCTCATCAACCCTTGTCTATCAAACCCTACAACCTGGCCTCCAATCGCCTCAAGCGTATCGGCATAAGAGCCGGCCTTGTTCAAGTCTTCGAGCTGCCAGTCTAGCGAAGACGACCCGTAAAGCGTTTTGGTAGAGTCCTCGCAACCAACAATTAGTGCGCTAGCGTGTTCTCGAAGATTGGTGATCGTGTCGCCTACGGCAATTTCGACTGCCCCAGTGGCGGCTGCAAATGAAAGAGGATCACCAATTGAAGAGCTAACCAGAGATGACTCAACCGCAACAAAGAGATGGTATTTGTATCCAACGACTAGCGCAGGATTATCTGTGCCTGCCCCAGTTGTTATTGTGGTGAATGCAGTACCGTCAAATTGGGTAGCCTTATCAATCCCGTTTACAATAAACATCTTTTCTTGAGCGTCTTGCCCTTGAAAATTATAATTACAAAATCGAAATTTCCCGCCAAGACTCCAAGTTTGAGCACTGTCTACCTGTACCCAGCCCGCATTTGTGGCCTTATACATTCGGGCGTTTGTACCGTCCTCTCTCAGAGCGTAGACGCTACCCTTATACATATGTACGCCAACAACCGGACCGCTCCCAGGGACCGCCTGAGAAGCACTTGCTCGCCCATCGAAAAGCTCGTAGCCATAAATTCTTTGATACCCGCCGTTCGGCAGGCATTCGTAGTTCGAAACATCAATTAATTCACCAGGCTGCATTGCTAGGGGCGGCGTTTCTTGATTAAGCCCACCAACCGCTGGGAAGTAGTCTAAGTTTATAGGCATGAACTACTCCGCTAGGCTAGGGTTGCAGGCGCGCTGAGCGCAGGCAATTGATCTCGATGCAGATCAGC